GAGAGCTACCGACCTCGAGTCGCGCGCGTCCGATGTCGTGGCAGCGGCCAAGCTGCTGCTGACCGTCTCGGGCGACCTCGTGAAGCGCGTGGAGCACATCGAGCAACCGAAGTCGAAGGCGGAACTCGTGGCGAAGCTGCGGGAGACGCTGGCGAAGCTGGAGGGCGAGGATGGATGACGCGCGCGATTTTTCCCAAGGCATCACGCTCGACCACGCATGGTTCACGCGATGCCAGTGCGGAGAGGGGTTGCTCTGCGATGCTGATGCGCCCGTGGAGCGTGGGCGCTGCCCGTCGTGCGGCGAGACGCCGGAGGCGGACGCGGTGCCCGTGTACCGCACCCGTGTCAACGGCGAGGTGACCGACCTGCAGGAGATGGACCCGCTTGGCAAGGACGCGGCTCGCATGTACATGGCTCGACTGCGTGGGGACGAAGCGCGGACCGCGAAGCTGATGCAAGTCCTCGGCATCGATCGAAAGCGGCGGACGATCACGGTGGGGCGACCGAGTGATCGCATGAGCGCCAAGGGCAAGAAGAGCCGCGGCAAGAGCCCGACGCGGCGCGTGGTGCCGGTGCAGAGGGGGACGCGTGGGTGAGCCCTACGCCATCCGCCGCGCCACAGAGCGCGACGTGCCGCTGGTGTCGCAGACCTTCGTGCGCGGCGCGCTGAAGGCCCATCGGCACCAGGCAGCCCGTACGGCGCTCGAGCGGCTCCTCGCGGCGCGGCTGCTTGCGGGTGACGTCCACGTCGCAGCAGCGGGCGACGTCATCGTCGGCTATGCCATCGCGCAGCGCGACGGGTCGACAGCGATGGTTCACTGGCTGTGGACGAAGGAGCGCTATCGCATGTGGGGCGTGGCCCGCCGACTGTGGGCCCACGTGACCGAGGGGGCGGCGTCGGCTATCGTGACTCACGCTCCCGCCGCGTGGCATCGCCAGCGGATGCGAGCGATGGGCGTCCCGGTGCGTGAGGCGCTGGGTTGGATTCTGCTACTGAGCGAGGACGAGGTGAGCCATGGCAGCGCGTAAGAAGAGCACGAGCGAGGTGGTCGCGGATGAGCAGCCCAGAGACTTCACTGGCTTCTTTGCCGAGGAGCCGCCTCCGCTGGTGGAGCCTGTTGCGGCGTCGTTCGCGGACCACATCGTACCCGGCACGCAGCAAGAGACCGTCGCCGATACCCCCCGCGTTGCCCATGTTGCCAGCATTGACACCCTGACCCGTTGGACCCTGGACGGGCCCATTTGGGCCCATGACAACGCCAGAAGCCGGCAGGCCGTTGGGCCCGCCGCCCTGACCAGAGAAGTCGAGCAGGCCGCCCGGCCGCTGCATGTACTGACCCGCGAGCGCCGCCCCAGTTCGGAGCCCCGCGCCGCGGACCCCGTGCAGCCGACCATCACGAAGATCCAGCTCCACACGCGAGCGCACGTTCTGGGCATCCAGGGCACGAGCGACGCGATCCTCGTGGGCGACGTCATTGAGTCCATCGAGCCCGACATGCTCGGGCCGATCGCAGGCTTCGTGGTGCGTCCGCGACGTGGTGCGCCTATCTTCATGCCGGCGTCGTCCGTGCTCGCGGTGACGGTGGCATGACCGCTGCGCTCGCTGAGGTGTACGCGCTGCTAGACGCAGCGGAGCGACTCCTCGCGAGCGAGCGCGAGACGCGCTGGTGCCCACACACGCCGACCGCGCGGCAGGCGGCGTTCCTCGATGTCGATGCGCTCGAAGCGCTGTTCGGCGGGGCGGCGGGCGGAGGCAAGAGCGACGCGCTGCTGATGGCGGCGCTCCAGTCCATCGAGGTGCCTGGGTACGCTGCGCTCGTGCTGCGTCGGACGTACGCGGACCTCTCGCTGCCGGGCGCCATCATGGACCGTGCGGCGGAGTGGCTGCGGCCTACGGCGGCGACGTGGAGCGACAGAGAGAAGACGTGGCGCTTCCCGAGCGGAGCGAGCCTGACGTTCGGCTACCTCGAGACCGACTCGGACCGCTACCGGTACCAGGGCGCGGAGTTCCAGTGCGTGTGCTTCGACGAGCTCACGCAGTTTTCGGAGGTTGCGTACTCGTACCTACTCAGCCGCATCCGACGCACGAAGGGTGGGGCGCTCGACCGCGTGCCGCTGCGCATGCGCGGCGCAACGAACCCCGGCGGCGTCGGTCACGCGTGGGTCGCGAAGCGCTGGGGCATCCAGCCGGACGGGCATCAGGACGTGGCGCAGGCGCGCGATGAGGAGACAGGCGAGGCCCGCGTGTTCGTGCCCTCGCGCCTCGACGACAACCCGCACTTGGACCGCGACGAGTACCGCCGGGCGCTCGCGCGGCTCGACGCGACGACGCGCGCGCAGCTCGAACGCGGGCTGTGGGTGCAGGACAACGCCGGCCTGGTGCTCCCGCTGACGCGCGACAACCTCGTGGACGTCGCGCCGCGGGGCTTGCGCTGCGTGCTCGGCATCGACCTCGGCTCATCGGAGAGCGAGGAGACGCTCGCGCTTGCGGTCGTCGGGTGGGCGCCTGGCGTGCCCGATCGGGCATGGGTCGTCCACGCCGAGAAGCACACCGCGATGCTGACCGCGGACCTCGCGCGGCGCATTCGCGAGCTCGACGCGCGCTTCCGCTTCGAGGCGATGGTGATGGACGAGGGTGCGCTCGGGCGTCAGTTCGGCACCGAAGTTCGCGCACGCTTCCGCCTGCCCGTGAGCCCCGCGCGCAAAGAGAACCGCGTGGGGTACGCGAAGCTCTTTCGCGACGCTGCCAGGGGCGCCTCGCAGCCTGAGGACCGGCCCGGCATCGCGCGGCTCTACGTGCACGCCGAGGATGCGGCGCCGCTCGTCGAGGAGGCCGCGGAGCTGCTGTGGCACGACGACGGGAAGCGCATGGTCGGCAAGTGCCACGCATACGACGCGAGCCTCTACGCCTGGCGCCGCGCGCTCGCGTGGCTCGAGGAGACGCCGCCGGAAGTGCCCAGGCCTGGCACGTCGGAGCACGCAGAGGCTGAGCGTGTCAGACTCCAGATGGAGGCGACGCGTCGGATGCAGTCGAAGAACCAGGGCTGGTGGAAGAAGCGGTGAGCCATGGCATCGAAGAAGAACGGACCCCCGAAGCGCATCAACGCACCCGACCCCTCGCCGCACACCGACCAGGGCACGCGGGAGTGGTGGCGCATGGACGGCAAAGCCGCGACCGACGCGCTCACGTCGATGCTGCTGCGTGCGCGCGAGGATGATGCGTCACGCCGCGACCGCATGAAGGCGGACCTGAGCCTCTACCTCAACCGCAACATCACGTCGCTCGACGCGTGGGACTACGCGAAAGCGAAGGACCGCACGGCGGACAATCCGCGCCTGAACGCGGCCCGGTCCGCGGTGGACACGCTGCATGCGCAGATGGTGAAGAGCCTTCCGCGCTCTGTGCCGCTGACCGAGGACGGCACGTGGACGGCGCAGAGGCAAGCGAAGGCCTACGGGCTCTTCCTCGACGCGGTGAAGGACCGCAACAACTGGCGCGTGACCTTCCCGCTGCTCGTGCGTGACGCGCTAGTGCTCGACCCCGGAGTGGTGCGCTGTCACTCGGTCGTCGATGACGACGACGTCGGCACGATCAAGCTCACGCGCGTGTTGCCGCACGAGATCCTCGTCGACGCGGTCGACGCGGTCTACGGCACTCCCCGCTGCCTCTACTACCAGACCCTCGTCGACCGGCGCGTCGCGCAAGAGACGTGGCCGGAGCATCGCGAGGCCATCGAGCGCGCCCCTCGGGCGACGCGCATGGGCACGACGTACCGTGCCGGGTCGGACCAGATCGAGGTCGTGGAGGCGTGGCACCTCCCGAGCCGTAAGGGCGCGAGTGACGGGCGGCACGCGGTGGTCGTGCTTGGCGTTGATGCGCCGATGAGCGTGCGCGAGTGGACGCGCGAGAGCTTCCCGTTCGCGCTGCTGTCGTATTCCCCGGCGTTCATGGGCATTTTCGGGACGACCTTGGTCGACGAGATCGCAGGACTGCACGTCACGCTCAACGAGGTCGACGAGGCCATCCGCGACCGCATCTCACAGAGCACGGGCTTCTTCATCAACTACCTCGGGTCGAAGCTGAAGCTCCGGCTCGACAACGACACGCAAGTCGCCATTTACGACGTCGAGGCCGCTGCGGGTGAAGGCGCGGTCGAGTACCACGCGCCCAACCTCGTGAGTGCGGAGCTGCTGAGCGAGCGCGAGCGGCTCTTGGGCCTCACGCTCCAGATGCCGGGCATCTCGCAGCTCGCCGCGCGCAGCATGAAGCCCGCCGGGCTCGACTCGGGCGTCGCGCTCCGTGAGTATCAGGACATCGAAGCCGAGCGGTTCGCGGCGTTTGGAAAGCAGATCGAGGCCTTCGAGCTCGCGGTGAGCCGCCTCATCCGCGACGAGGCGCGCGACCTCTACGAAGCCGGAGTCGATGTCGAGGTGAAGGCATCGAGCCGTAAGCGCGGGCGCCGTGTCATGGCGCGCATCCAGTGGAAGGACTTCGCGAGCGCGGAAAGCGACTTCGAGATCCAGGTGTTCCCCGCCTCGCAGCTCCCTCGCCAGCCCGCCGGGCGTCTCGCGATGGTCGAGCAGCTCATCGCCGCCGGTTTCCTCGGCAAGGACGATGCAATGCGCTTGCTCGACTTCCCCGACGTCGAGGCGACGATGTCGGAGCAACTCGCGCCGTACCACCTCGCGCTTGAGTGCGTCGAGAGCATCCTCGAGGACGGTGAGCTCGTGCCGCCGATCCCTGAGATGGACCTCGCGCTTACCGCGCGCGTCGTGAACCTCGCGATTTTGCGCGCCACGCTGGATAAGGCGCCGAGCGACCGCGTCGGGATGCTGCGGACCTTTGCGAGTCAGGTGCAAGCGCTCGCGTCACGCGCCGCACAGGCGCAAGCGGGGCCCGCGGGAGGGTTCGTGCCCAACGCTGCTGGGCAGCTCCAATCGGGGCTGCCCCAGAACGCTGCGCCGCAGGGCGCGCCGGTGATCGCATGAGAGGAGAGGGAGCATGAGCGAGCAGACCCCGGCGCCGAGCGCGCCGCAGACACCCGCGCCCGAGGCGAAGCCCCCGACGCGCACCGACTACGTCGCAGCCGCGAAAGCGAAGCTCGCGACGATGGCGCAGCAGGGCCCGGCCGACCCGGTCGCGCCCACGGAGCCCGCTCCGGCACCCGCGCCGCAGTCGAGCGCAGCAGCGGCCGTGCTCGGCGGCCAGCCCATCACGCCGCCAGCGCCCGAGACGCCAGCCATCGACGCGAGCGACCCGCGCGCGATGGGAGCCATGGCGCAGATCCTCGCGCTGGAGCAAGAGTCGCGACGCCAGCTCGAGGCGCTCTCGCAGCGCGAGCGCGAGCTCGCCACCCGCGGCGAGCGGCTCTCGGCGTGGGAAAAGGCCGAGCAAGCGAAGGCGAGCGGCAACCTTGTGGCGGCGCTCGAAGCGCTCGGCATCGATTACGAGGCGCTCACGGCGCAGATTGTCCGCGGCGACGCAGGCGCGCTCCAGCCGGCCACCGAAGAGCTGCGCAAGCTCCAGGCGGAGATCGAGGCCGTCCGCCGCGAGGCGACCGAGCGCGAGCAGAAGGCGGCCGAGCACGCTGCGACCGCGCGCGTCGAGGCGTACAAGGCGCAGGTCAAGGCGCGGCTCCAGTCCGAGCCGAAGCGCTGGGAGCTCCTCATGAGTCCCATCGGCAACGAGGGCCGCGACCCGGTCGCACTCATCGAGAGCACGATGGAGGCGCACTTTCTGGCGACGGGCGGACGCGTCGACGAGGCCACCGGGCAGCTCGTCGGAGGCGAGCGCTTGACGGCAGAGCAGGCAGCGGACATGCTAGAGGCCGAGATCGAGCGTCGTACGCGTGAAGCGGCGACAATCGGCGGGGAGAAGCTGCGGCGGATCCTTGCACTCACGGGGGCGGTCCCCCCGGCACCCTCAGCGCCACCGGTCAAGGCACCCGCTCCGACGCATACCGCGCCGGCGCCAACCACGACCACCACCGAGCTTGCGACGCGAGGCGGTGCGCCGGCCCCTGATCGGCCACGGAGCGCACGAGACTATCGCGAGGCAGGCCGGCTCGAGGCGGCCCGCCAGATCCAGAAGCGCCACACATAGCGCGAGCGACGGGCCCACTGAGGACCCGTCATGACCGCTACCATCGCCACATACGAAGCCGTCCATCGCGAGCTCTGGCCCCGCCAGCGCGTGGAGCAGGAGCTTTTTCAGTCCAGTGCGTTCCTCGGCCTCATGCGCCGAGACACGGAGATGGGCTACAAGGGCAAGCACATCGCGCTCCAGTACGCCCGCCCGCAGGGCCGTTCGCGCCAGTTCGCGACGGCGCAAGCCAACGTCGGGAGCTCGAAGTTCCGCGACTTCTTCATCGACCCGCTCGACGACTACGCGGTCGTCCAGCTCGAAGGCAAGCTCATCCGCAGCTCGAAGAACCCGAGCGAAGCCTTCATCGTCGATGTGCTCGAACGCGAGACGGTGGGCGCCATGGACACGCTTCGGCAGTCCAGCTCGTTCAACGCATGCGGCGACGGTCTCGCGGTGCGCGGCGTCGTCGACGCTGGCGGCATCTCCGAATCCGGCGGCAACACGATCATCGTGTTGGACGCGCCGGACACGGTGAAGAATTTTGAAGAGGGCATGGTCCTCGTCGCGGCGGCGACGGCGACTGGTGTCACCCGCGACTCGAATGCCGGTTACGAAGTCATCGGTGTGAACGCGCAGACGGGCACCGTGACCGTGAGCGGCACCGCCGTCACCACGAGCTCGTGGGCCGCGGGCGACAGTCTCTTCCAGCAAGGCGATGCGCAGAACGGCGGCACCGCCCGCCCGATGCTCGCGGGCTTCTTCGCGTGGATCCCGAGCACAGCGCCGACCAGCGGCGACAGCTTCTTCGGCGTCAACCGCAGCGACTTCCCGAACCACTTGGCTGGCTGGCGCCTCACGGCGGCGGGCCTGTCGACCACGACCATCCGCGCGACGATCATGAAGAGCCTCGCGACAATGTCGCGCATGGTTCCGAAGGGGAAGGCGCCGAGCATCGTCGTCATGAACCCGGAGGACAAGGGCGACTTCCTCGACGAACTCGAGGTGGCGAACGTCTGGAACGAGACGATCGAGCGCCGCGGCGAAGACGCGAACATTTACTACCAGGGCATCCGCGTTCAATCGCCGATCGGCCCGGTGGACGTGTTCGACGAGGCGCAGTGGCCCAAGGGTCGCGTCGGCCTCGTGAACCCGAGCACGTGGCAGTTCCACACCATCGGCGAGCAGCCGGAGTGGATCGAAGAGGACGGCCTTCGCTTCAAGCGTCGCGAGAACTCGGACAACTTCGAAGCGCGAATGGTCATTCACCCGCAGGTGAGCTGCGACGCGCCGCTCTACAACGCTAACGTCCTTCTTCCCTGATTGAGGTGACGTCATGCGCAAGCGGATTTGGGCACTGATCAACAAGCTCCTCGACGCGCCGGCCTCGCCGGTCTACGACGAGGACGCGTCCTACATCCCGATCCAGGTCGGCGGCGGCGAGGGCGCAGAAGTGCAGCTCGCCACGCTGCGAGACGCGGCGAACGCGCAAGCGGGCGGCGTCTTCTGGTGGGACTCCTACACGGACCCGGCTGCCGCGGACACGGACTACTTCGTGGCCGCGGGCACCGCAACAACCGCAGCGTCGCGCACGTGGACGGTGAGCGGGGCTCTGCCGCTGCTCGCGTCCGCGCTCCCCGGCGGCTTCGCGCGGCGCGTGACCATCACGTCGACCGCGAACGCGGCGTTCACGAGCGTCGTCATGACGATCGTGGGCACCGACGTGAACAATCTGCCCATCACGGGCACGATCACGACGACCGCGGGCGGTGGCGCGACCGACTCGAGCACGCACGCGTTCAAGACGGTCGTGAGCATCACGCTGCCCGCTCAAGGTGGCGCCGGTGCCACGTTCCAGATCGGATTCGGCGCGGGCCTCGGCCTCACGAAGCCGCTTCGGGCGCGCCAGGCGGTCAACGTCGTGCTGCGTGAGCACGCCAACGGCTCGCTCGTGACGAACGGAACCTTCGCGCTTCCTGCGGCGGTGCAGCCCTACGGGTTGTACACTCCGAACAGCGCGCCGAACGGCACGATCGACTACGCCGTCTGGTACGAAGTCGCACCCTGACATCCTCGCTCGCTCCCCCGCCCCGCCGTGGTACCTCCTCCCTCCCCCTCGCGCCACGGCGGGGCACCTACTAAGGCCAGCCGATGCCCTCATCTCGCACCACCGCGCAGATCATCACGAAGGCTCGCGAGCTGGCCGATCAAACCCAATACCTTACGTCCGGTGACGCATTCGTCCCGGACGCTGAGGCAGTGGGTCGCGTCAACGACGCGCTCTCGAATCTCTGGGAGATGCTGCTCACCCGCGACGCGGAGCCGCTCATCACGCGGCGCGTGTCTCTGAGCGCCCCCGGCGATGCGGACGAGCCGAATTTTCCGACTGACTTCTACAAGCTCGTGGGCTTTTGGGTCTTGGACGGCGGCCACTACCGCCGATTGACCCGGCTGCAAGAGGACGAGCTCGACGACTACAACTACGACCCGGCGCGCACCGACACGCCGCGACACTACCTGCTGCGCTCGACGGGAACGACGGGCTATTACACGAACATCATCCGGCCGCAGCTCTTCCCGTCGCCGGGCTCGACGCCGCGCACGTACCGCCTCGACTACGTGCCCGACGCGCCTCGGATGGCGCTCACGCCAGAGGACGATGCGATCGACGAGATCGAGCTCCCCAACCACTGGTGGCGCTGGCTCGAATACGAGGTCGCGATCGGGCTCCTCGTCAAAGAAGAGTCAGACCCGTCCGGGCTCATGTCGCAGCAGCAGAAGGCCGAGGGCCTCATCTTGCGCTCGATGACGGACATGGACTACTCCGAGCCGAAGCGGGTCAAGGACGTCCGCGGCATCACGGCGCGCGCGCGCTTCAACCGCGACCTCGAGCGATGGAGGCGTGAGCGATGGTGACGTCAGCGGAGCGCGGATGGATTGCCCACGAGCCGACCGGCATAGCAGCAGGTCGCTCCGCTGGTGTAGTCCACACGCATCGTCCACGACCACTCCGCGTCACCCTCGTAGACCGCGTGCCCGTCTGCTCGGCTCCCGTCAAGCCCAGCGACGACAGCGCGCGACTCGCACGCATCCTCCACGGCTCCGGGCCCATCGACGCGCAGGCGGCGAGCCGCGTCCATGAGCGTCATCCGCGAGTCGGCATCGACGAAGCCGGGGCGGCACTCGTCGGCCCGCGATGTCTGGCACACCTGGCCCGTGACATCGACGAAGTCTCGGAGGCCCGCAACCGCGTAGCCACGGGGCTCCGGGCAGCCTTCCACACCACACGCCCCGACCAGGAGCGCGACCAGCATGATCCCCTTGCACATCACGCCAGGGTGAATCCCGCCAGCCGTGGCCGCAATCCTGAACGGGGGTTCCGGTGACCGTCTGGCGTCCGCGCATCGTCCCTCGCATTTACTCGACGGGCCCACGAGGGCCGTCAGGGCCGCCGGGTGACGCGGGGTCGGCGGGTCCTGGCGTCGCGCCAGGCGGCACCACCGGTCAGGTGCTCGCCAAAGCCAGCGCCACGGACTACGACACGGAGTGGGTGGACGCTGGCGGCGGCGGCTCGCTCTACGACACGACATCGAGGCTCTTCTATGCTCCTTGACTCCGCGGCGTCGATCGATCTTGTGTCCGATGCCTCGACAGGCTCGGACCTCGCTTTCGTCGCGAGCGCGCAGACGGACACGGGAACCGCTGTCACGGGCTACGCGAACCAAGGCGCGTCCAACGGCTCGACGGCCGTGACGATGGTCGCGGCTCCAAGCGCGGGCCAATACCGCCGGCTCATCTACGCGTCGGTCCGCAACGCGGGCACGGTCGCGCGAGTCGCGCGCGTGCGGTACGTCGCGGCGTCCACGCGCGTCGTGCGGGACGTCGGGCTCGGACCCGGCGAGGCGCTAGAGTACACCGGGCGCGGCTGGCGCGTACTCGACGCGAGCGGGCGCGAGAAGATCGTCACGCCAGAGGACGCTCTGACCGTCGGCGACGCGCCCGTCTTCTTCAAGAGCGGTACCGCAGCAGAAGCGGCGGGAAACTGGTACGGACTCCTAAAAGACGGCGGCTTTCCCGCGGCGTGGGCGCCGGGCACGCCGGGGCTCAACGGCGCGGCGGTTTCCGCGCCTTTTACGGGCTGTCTGACGCTCGCGAACCCTGCGACCGAGCGGCGTCTTACGTACGCCGCAGTCACGTCCTCGGTGGCCGCTCAAGTCCTGCTCTTCGATCTGCTCTGGTACAACACCGGCGTCAACATCGCGACGCTCACCGAGCAAGGCATCACGAGCCCGACGCTTCCCGCGCGTGACATCAATGGCGGGACCGTCGGTGAAGGGTGCATGATCGGGATCTACTTCACGACCGCATCTACCCAAGCGACAGCGGTCGCGACAACCACGATCCGCTACACGAACAGCGCCGGAACGCCGAACCGCACGGCCACGCTCGTCGCGGTGGCGGGCAACCAGATCCCGGCCACGCCAGTCATCGGCACGGTCGTGTGGTTCCGGTTGCAGAGCGACGATACGGGCGTGCGATCCATCCAAGGGATCACGCTTGTGACGGCGCAGACCGGCGGCGCGATCTCGGTCTTCATCGCGAGGCCCATTGTCGCGATGCCATGCCCCGTCGCGCACATCCCGAACACGCCGTACGTAAACCCGGCTGGCATCCGGCTCTACGCGTCGAGCGCCCTCTTTCTCGCGTACTGCGCGACCGCGACGACGGCGCTTGCGGTTAGCGGTACACTCGCGACGAGTCCGGTATGACCAGAGGCATCGAGCGCAGCGGGTTCAAGACGCCCCAAGTGACCGCGCAGGAGTCGCGCGTCGATCTGCGCATGCGCGAGGTGCAGCGCGGCGTGAACGCGCTGGCCGCAGCGAGCATCACGAGCGGCGTGCTCGTGCCAGATATCGCGCTCACGACCACGCCGCAGCGCGTGACACACGGACTCGGTCGCGAGCCAGTCGGCGTCTTCATGGTCAAGGGCCAGACCGGAGCTTTCGACGTCGTGTGGAGCCAGGACACGAACCCGGCCCGCTTCCTCCAGCTCTCTGCGAGCGCGGGCTCGCCGACCGTCTCCGTGTGGGTGTTCTGATGACGCTTCGCTGGACGACCATCGATCTTCCGTGGGCCGGCGGCGTCGACACCAAGCGCCACCCGTACCTGCGCGAGCTCCCGCAGGCGGAGGCGTTGACGAACCTCCGCTTCCAGCGGTCGGGCGCATGGGTCGCGCGCGACGGGTACACGAACCTCGGTGGACCCGCGCAGCAGCCCGACGTCGGCTTCGTGTGGGGTGGCGTCCTGACGCAGGCGGCTGACGAGACGTGGCTTCTCGACCAGCCCGGCGGCAACTGGCGGCGGCTTGGTTTTACCGGCCCACGCGCCGTGGGCGTCGCGCAGCGGCCGATCCTGCGCACGCAGGAGGGCGCGTCGTCTGTCGCGAGCGGCGTCCAAAACGGGCATGCGCTTCACGCGTGGACGCGCTCGCCAGGCGGCGACGTCTACGTGTTGGTTCGCAACCTCGAGACGGGCGTGGTGGTCTACGGGCCGACGACGATCGCGGGTCTGGATGCGACAGCGCCCTACGCCTCGTCATTGCGCGCGTGTGCACACGAGAACGCCTACGTGACCGTCTTTGCGTCAGCGGGCGGCGCGAGCGCGAACGCGGTGACGTTTTCGATCACGGCGGCTGGCGCTGTGACCGTGGGTTCTGCGTCGGCGCTCGCGGGCACAGACGCAAGTCACTACGAAGTCCACGCAAACCCGGACAACTCCAACGTCTACCTCGTGACCGACAATGGCGCGAATCTCCGGCTCGTGAGGCTGACGCGGTCGGCGCTCACGCTGGCGGTTGAGTCGGCTGCGACGCTGTCGACGGCCGGGTCTCTCACGTCGCCGCTTGGCGTTGTGCACAATGCCGACGGCAGCTCCGTGATGGCGTTTTCTACGTCAGCTGGTGGAGGCGGCGGCGATATCCAGGCGTGGCGCACCGGAGCCGCCGCCACGCTGCCAGCGTCCGTGACGCTGATGTGGAGCGAAACACCGTCTGCGACCGACCCCAACGCACAGAGCTTCTTTCGTGGCGCACCACGCGCCGACGGCACCACGTGTCTGCTCATCGAAGGCACCACGGACGAGTCGCCCTACGACCTTGCGGCAAGTCCACCGGGCAACATCGGACCCACGGCGCAGCCCACGGGCGTTTGGCGGATTGAGATCGACGATGCGGGCAACCAGACGCCAATGGAGACGACGTGGAATGTCTACCTCGCCGCCGCCCCGGTCGAATGGAACGGCGCCGTTCACGCTTGGCTGCTCGGTCCTGATGCTGAGCAGTCCGAGACGACGCAGAATGTCCCTGCGTGGCCGTACGGCGCCGGACCGCCGGTCGTGAACTTCACGTGGTCGCGCTCGTGGAGTTCGAGGCGCGTCGGCTACGTGGCGACGTGCGTGACCGACGTCGAGGGACTGCGTCGCGTGGCCGAGTACGGCCACGACGTGGTGAGCTTTGCGACACCGACTTTCCCGGTCGTGCGCAGCGCCACCGCAAGCGTCCCGCAGAGCTACGTGAGCGGCGTCGAGGCTGTCATCCCATCGGCCACTGTAGAGCTTCCGGGCACCGAGGCGGCGCCGGTCGGCGTGTTCTCCAACCCCGCGCTTCGGTCGCTGCGCGAGTACCGTTTCGGCGCGCGTCACGTCGCGACCGCTGAGGCGTCGGGTCTCGGGCTTGTGGCAAGCGGGTACCTCGCGTGCATCGACGGCGACCGCGTCGGCGACGTGATGCAGATGGCGCCACCGGTGCCGGTGGACGTGTGGAACGACGCAAACACGGCGCCGACGCCCACGGTCGTGACCGGCTCGACGGCGGCCTACGTGCTGTGTTGGGAGTGGCGCGACGCGCTGGGGCGACTGCATCGCAGCGCGCCGTCGGACGACATCTCCAACGGGCTGACGGGAACAGGCGGCTACGCGTACGGCAACGTCTCGTTTCGAGTCGCTGTTCCACCGTTCATCGATTGGGAAATCAAAGCCGGGTGTCTGCCCAAAGACATCTACCTCGTCGTCTACTCGTCGCCGTCGCTCAAGCCAAGCGGCACGCTGTTTACGGTCGACGATCTGTACTTCGCCGAACTTCCGGCGTACGGCTACGCGCTCGAGGACATCCGCGAGGCGTCCTATCCGTGGATGACCGAGCGCATCACCATCGCTGCCGAGACGTCGTCGACGGAGTTGACGCGTCCGCTCTACACGAACGGCACGCCGCCGGTGCTAGAGAACGACCCGGCGGTCAACCCGCTGCACATAACGACGACGCGCGATCGTGTGTGGATCATTGACTCGGAGAATCGCGACACGGTCTGGTACAGCAAGCCGCTTTCCAACGGGCTCCCGCCAGAGTTCTCGTCGCTGCTCACGCTGTCCGTGCCCACCGAGGCGGGCGAGATCGTGGCACTCGGCGCCGTCGACGATCTCGTGCTCTTCATGTCGGAGTCGTCGATCTTCGGCCTCGACACCGCAGACGTGGGCCCCGACTCGACCGGAAACGGCGACTTCCCGCCGATGCGGCGCATCTCGCGCGAGGTCGGTTGCGTCAACGCGGCGAGCGTCATCACGACTGACGTGGGCTGCTTCTTCGCGAGCGCCGCTGGCATCTACCTCGTACAGAGCACGGGGCAGCTCACATGGGTGGGCCGCGACCTCGGCGACGACGTCGACGTGAGCGCCATCGTGAGCGCGCACGTGGTGCCCGAGCGCAAAGAGGTGTGCTTCGCGACGGCGAGTGCGCTGCTCGTCTACGACTACGATCACGGCCAGTGGACGACGGTAGGATGGACGGGCGCGGACGGGCCGACCGAGGACGCCGAGGTCGTGTCGACGGTCGTCTACGGCGGCGAGACAGTCACCGTGTCCACCGACGGACGCGCGTGGCAAGAGGACGCGTCGAGCCAGGAGGGCGTCCTCTACCAGGCGCGCACCGGCTGGATCCACATCGCAGGGCTGCAAGGCTCCCAGCGTGTGCGCCGCTTCGGGCTGCTCGGCCGCATCACCTTCGACCCGACGCCGGCACCGCCGTTTGAGGGTCCGATCGACATGGGCACGCTCGCGATCCGTGCGATCTTCGACTACGACGAGACGCAGTTCGAGGATTACGCCATCTCGCTCGCGACCGTATACGACCGGCTGAATCCGATGCGGCTGCGCTTCCACATGACGCGGCAGAAATGCCAGGCGGTCGCCTTCCGCTTCCTGTACTCCCCACCTGCGGGAAGCCAGGACGTGCAACCTTTCTACGGCCGCCCCGAGTGGGTGGGACTGGCGCTCGAGGTCGGCACCAAGGCGAGACTCTACCCGCGGGCGCACGCGCTCGGCTACACTCCCTCGGAGGGATGACAGATGGCCTTCTTCGATCGACTCGTCGGTGACCCGCGGATGCGCGAGCAGCTCCGTCAGCGTGCCGCTGGTGATGGCACCATGGCGCGGCAGAGCTTCGCGGCGCAGCGCGCGGCCAACGCGGGCGTCGCGACCGCCACCGCAGCGAGGCTCGCCGACCGCGGCGCGGCAAACCCCGCGCTCGCTGGCCGCGTGGCGGCGCAGCAGCAGGGCCAGATGGACGCGGCGGCCGGGCAGGTCTTCGCGCAGCAGCAGACCGCGGAGCGGCAGCGCGCGGAGATGCAGCTTGCCGACATGCGCGCGCAGCGCCAGGGGTTCTTTCGCCAGATGCTCGGCGCGGGGCTGCGGGGCGCGGGCGCGCTCGCAGGGCAGATGGGCATCGGAGCGCCGACTGCGCAGCCTGGCGGTCTTCCGGCGACGTCAGGGCCCTCCGGCACCGCGCTCGCGGGCATCGGCGGACTCGCCGGGACGGCGGTAGGCGGCCCGCTGGGCGGCATGGTAGGCGGTCAGCTTGGGACCACGCTCAGCGGCGCCGTGCAGCCGACGGCAGCGGCTCCAGCGAGCGCGCCGACCATGGGCCTTGTCGACCATGCCATCGCGGGCGGGCCGCCAGGCGCCGTCGCGCCGCCTCCGCTGCCTGGCGTGGTGGACACGTCGGGGCTGACCGATGATGAGTACCTCCAGTGGCTGGTGAGCCAGCGTGGAGGCGTCTGATGCCGCCGCCTCGCATCCTCGGTCAGAGCGCCACGCCCGGACTGCTCGACGTCGAGACGGCGGACGGCACGCGCCGGAGCATCCCCGCGTGGATGGCCCCGCGGCTCGGGCTGTCGGCGGACCTCGTCGCGGGCGACGCCGCAGCGCAGCAGCTCCAGCCGGAGCCAGCGCCACAGACCGCGGATGCGAGCGCGGCGATTCGCCAAGCGGCGATGGCCGCTCCACCGGCAGCGCGTCCACGTCGTGCGCCAGTGACGGTCGACGTGGGCGAACCAACGATGGTCGACGAGGCGGCCGCTGGTGCGCTGCGCGGCGCGCAGGATCTCGTGGTCGGCGCGACTGGCATGGGAGCCGGGATCGACCTGACCGCAGAGGCGTTGCAGGCCACCGGGCAAGCGGTCGACGAGCGCGTCGCGCGCGTGCAGGCGGCGCAGGACGCAGCGGGCGCGGAAGCCGACGCGGCGATGGCGCGCGTGACGCAGGAGCGCACGCAGGCCGAGGACCGATACCGGGCGCTCTCCAACGCAGCGATCGCAGGCGACGTGCGGGCCCAGTCGGTACTTGGCGACATGGCAGCGTCGGGGGACCAGCGCGCCGTTGAGGAGTGGCGCCGGGCGCAGTTTCAAGCGCAGATCCTAGCCAGCGCGCCGGGCGGCGGCGGAGGCGGCGCGCGAGTGACGCGCACCGAGACGACGCGGCTACAGCAGCCCGCGCGCCCCGTCACCGAGGAAGAGCAGGCCGGGCTTGCCGAGGCCGCGGCCGAGCGCGACCGCGCCGATCGCGAGGGCATGGTGGCGCTTGCGCGCGAGGCCGAGGCCGAGGCCGGCGCGCTCGCGGACACCGCATCCGCGATGCAGAGCGCGCAGTCGCAGCTCGATGCGCCC